AGATCGTCGCACAGACCGGCGGGACACCGGGCGGCATCGGAACCTACTCCACCAGCGCAGCCGCCACGGTGACCAGCACAACGCTGTTCTGTGGCACGGTGGCGGCGATGCAGGAAACCGAGGTCACAATCCAGGCCGACGTGCATGGCCCCGCCGCCGCCGACAATGCCGCGCGCATCGTCACCCTGTTTCGCGATCAGTTCGGCGTGGATGCCTTTGCAGCGCAGGGCGTCGCGCTAGCCCCGCTCTACACGTCCGATCCGCGCCAGATGCCATTCGGCAATGGCGAGCAACAGGTCGAGGAGCGGTGGATCATCGACCTTGTGATGCAGGCCAACGTGACGATCACGACCACCGGCCAGTTTGCCGATCAACTCGCAGCAACAGCCGAGGCGGTGGAAGCCGTCTATCCGGTTTAGGAGCCAGCCATGTCCGGCACGCAACTCAACACGATCCCCGCCAGCACCATCGTTTCGGTCGTGCCGTCCGTCGTCAATGCGGGCGGATCCGCACTCGACCTGATCGAGTTGATGCTGACCACAAGCACGCGCATCCCGATTGGTTCAGTGCTCAGCTTCCCGATCACGCCGGGCGTTCCGAGCGTCGTTAACTACTTCGGTGCAACCTCCAACGAAGCAACCTCGGCGCTGGTCTATTCAAAAGGCTTCAACGGCTGCACAAAGCTGCCGGGCGCGCTCCTGATGGCGCAGTATCCGCTCGCGAACGTCGGCGCCTACCTGCGCGGCGGTAGTGTGGCGAGCCTGACGCTGGCGCAGTTGAAGGCAATCAGCGGCGTCCTGACCGTCACCATCGACGGCACGCCGCATACGAGTTCCGCCATCAACCTGTCCAGCGCGACCAGCTTTTCGAATGCCGCCGAGTTGATCACTGAGGGGTTGGCGCTGACCGGGCCGACCCAAGCCAGCCTCACCGGCAGCATGGGATCGACTTTCACCGGCACCGCATCGGGAACGCCGGCAACGACGCTGACCATTTCCGCCGTAACCGGCTATGTCTCGGTTGGCGATACCATCACTGGCACCGGCATCAGCGTCTCGACAACGATTGCCAGCTTCGTCAGCGGCACCCCGGGCGGCGCCGGCGTCTACACGACGCATGATGCAACGACGTGTTCTGGTGCCTCGATTACCGCCACCAGTAATGTGCTGGACGTAACGGTGGTGGCTTCTGGCACTATCGCAATTGGCCAGGAAGTCCACGGCGCCGCGGCGGGAACGGTCATTGCTGCCTTCGGGACCGGCACCGGCAGCACCGGCACCTACGTCACAACGACGGCTCAGAGCCTCGCCAGCGGGGCGCTGACAACCGTTACGCCGGTCGTGACGTGGGACAGCGTATCCGGTGCCTTCACGGTAATCAGCAGCACCACCGGCTCGGCATCGACAATCAGCGTTGGCAGCGGCACCATCGCCCCGGCGCTGGCGCTGACGTTGGCGACTGGCGCCGTTCTGAGCCAAGGGGCGGCAGCCACTACCCCCGGCGCCTTCATGCCCTCCATCGTAGCTATCACGACAAACTGGGCCACGTTCCAAACCTTGTTTGATCCCGATGGCGGCAGCGGCAACACGCAAAAGCAGGCTTTCGCGGCATGGGCCAACGGCACCGGCAACCGCTATGCCTATCTGGCCTGGGACAACGACATCACGCCGACCGAAAGCACGACCGCGACGACCTCGCTGGGCTACATCCTGGAGGCGGCGAACAGCAGCGGCACGATGCCGATCTACGAACCTGCCGGCAGCAACCTGCACCTCGCTGCGTTCGTCGGCGGTCTGGTGGCAAGCATCGACTTCGACGCCACGAACGGCCGCACCACGGCGGCATTCCGCAGTCAGAGCGGACTGAGCCCGAGTGTCACCACCGCAACCGCCGCCGCGAATCTGATCGCCAACGGCTACAACTTCTATGGCGCCTACGCGACCGCCAATCAGGATTTCGACTTCCTGTATCCGGGGTCCGTCACCGGGCCTTACGATTGGCTCGATAGTTACGTCAATCAGATTTGGCTCAACAATCAGTGCCAGTTGGCGCTCATGGAGATGCTGACCCAATACAAGAGCATCCCCTACAACCCGGCGGGGTATGGCTACATCCGCGCCGCAATGGCCGATCCGGTTCAGGCCGCGCTCAACTTCGGCGCCATCCGCGCGAATGTGCCGCTCTCCAACGCACAGGCCAGTGAGGTCAACGCCCTCGCCGGCTTTGCCATTGATCAGGTTCTCAGCACGGTCGGCTGGTATCTGGTCATCCAACCCGCGACGGCGCAGGTTCGCGCGGCGCGCAACTCGCCGACGATCATCTTGCTCTACATGGATGGTCAGAGTTGCCAGCGTATCAATTTGTCCTCTGTGCTGGTACAATAAGGAAGTCATGGACACGAAACGCTGCCCTGACTGTCTGACCGTGAAACCCCGCGATGCGTTCGGCATCGCGGCTGGCCGGAGTAGTGGGCTACAAAGCGTTTGCAAGGTGTGTATGTGTCAACGGGCGGCAGCACGCCGGGCGCGGCTTCCGGCCGAGAAGATCAAGGCGGAACGCGCCAAATGGATCAGCGAGCACCCGGGATACATGGAAGCCTATAATCGGGCCTTCTATGCGAAGAATCAGGAACGAGAGAAGGAACGTGCTCGGACATATCGCCTCGCTCACCCGGAACAGCACAAAGCCGCTACCTATGCGTGGCGTGCAGCGAACAAAGAGCGGCACGCCGAAATGCAGAAGGCATGGGCGGCGGCTAATGCAGAGCATCGGGCGGCTTATCGAAGGGCCGCTCATGTCAAGAATGGTGAGCGCGAACGGATGTTGGCCCGCGAGTGGAAGCGACAGCACCCCGCCGAGTGCGCTGCCATCATGGCGCGACGGACGGCAGCGAAACTGAAAGCCATTCCAACTTGGGCCAACTTGGATGCCATTCTGGCAATTTACGAATCGGCACGCGAACAGACGCTCGCCACCGGCATCCGGCATCACGTTGATCACATCGTTCCGCTATGCTCTCCCGTCGTCAGCGGATTGCATTGCGAGGCGAACCTACAGGTGCTCGTTGCCACTCAGAACCAGTCCAAGTCTAACCGGCATTGGCCGGACAAGTTAGGAGCCTGATACGATGGACATCACCAGCGCCAATGCGGTTTTCCTCATCTCGGTGCCGCTCATCCTGCCGGTGCCGCAGCAGCTTCAGGGTTTCGCGGCGGACGATATCTTTGATATGGATGACGTGGACAGCACTGATACGATGATGGGCGTTGACGGCATCCTGTCCGGCGGCATGATCTATGCGCCGAAACCGCAGAATATCGCTTTGCAGGCGGACTCGCCATCCATGTCGTTCTTCGAGGCGTGGTATCAGATGCAGCAGGGCAATGCCGCTGCCTACGCCGCGCAGGGGAATGTCACGTTCACCAGCATCGGACGAAGCTATCAACTCCTGACCGGATTCCTCACGCGCTACAAGCCCATGGCTGACGCGAAGAAAGTGCTGCAACCCCGAAAGTTCCGCATCACCTGGCAGTCGGTAATCCCGGTGCCGATCGGGGCTGCCGGCTGATGCTCCGCACATCAACGTTCGTGGTCGAGACGAAGGGCCGCGACAAAGGCGGCGCTTTCGTGCTGACCGAAAAGCCGGCCATTCCGGCCACCGAGTGGTTCATCCGCGCCATGCAGTTGCTGGCCCGCAGCGGCGCCGATGTGCCGCCGGCCATTATGTCGCAGGGTGCCGCCGGGTTCGTTACGCTCGGCATTGGGACTATCCTGACGGGTCTCGGCAAAGCGCCGTGGTTTGAAGTCAAGCCGCTGCTCGACGAGTTGCTGACGTGCGTAACATCCTATCAACCGCCGGGTGCTGTCGCGCCGCTTGGCCGGTGGGATATCATCAAGGGTCAGATTGAAGAACCATCCACCGTTCTCCAGCTTTATGAGGAGGTGGTTTCTCTCCATCTGGGTTTTTCGCTGGCCTCAAGGCTCTCGACCTTCCGGGCCTTGGCGGCGACGATGATAGCCGATCTTACGCCGAATACGTCAACATCGACCGAGCCTGCGCCGTCGTCATCTCAGCCCGACTCGCCAGCCTGAACGAATTGCAGACCATCTATGGATTGCGTGATGTGTTCCTGCTCTTGGAGATCATCGCGGTAGACCGGCACAACGAGCGGGTTGCCGCGAAGCCGGAGGACTAGCGTGGCGAGTGTCGTAGATGACATTGGCGGAACGGCATATGGGGTGTATGGGCTTTATCGCCCGGACGGCCGGATTTGCTATGTCGGCAAAGGCCGCGCACATCGCCCAATGCAGCACTTCAAATGTCCGTCGAAGCACCGCAACAAGCATTTGGGACGGATTATCATTGCCGCCGGCGGAACGCTTCGGATCGAATGGCTAGTTTCTGGCCTGTCGGAAAGAGCGGCCCTCGCGGAGGAAATTCGTTTGATCGCAGAGATTGGCCGATCCCCGAACGGCCCCCTTGTGAACCTAACCGATGGCGGCGATGGAGTATCCGGCCTCGTTCATAGCGTCGAGACGCGGGCGAGGCTGTCCGCTTTGGTGGCAGGAACGAAGCAAACCCCGGAGCGCATCGAGAAAAGAACAGCAAAACTGCGCGGCAGAAAAATGCCTCCTCGTACCCCCGAGTGGTGCGCTGCACATTCTGCCGCATTGCGCGGCAAAAAATTAACTGCCGAACACCGCGCAAAATTGACGGCGGTGCGGTTGGGGAGAACCGTGTCGGAAGCGACAAAGGAAAAGATTGGAAAGGCCCATCGGGGCAGAACGCCTACCACCGAAACGCGTCTTCATATGTCGGCTTCGCATATCGGAAAGAAACAGAGTAGGGAGAATATCGAAAAGCGCATTGCGCCGCTGCGCGGAAGGAAGCGCGATCCCTCTATCATGGATCGGGTTCTTGCCACCAAGCGGCGGCTTGCTCACATCGCGAATGATGACGTGAGACAGACATGCCTTCTTTAGTAGATGAACTGACCGTCAGTTTGTCGCTCGATGCTTCCGCCTTCAAGCGGGGCCTTGCTGATACGCGCGCCAATCTGAAAACGACCGCCGAGGCATCGACCGTCACCGCCAAGGAGATGCAGGCGCAGGGCAAGCGAGCCGGCGAGTTCTTTTCCGGCATCAAGACGGAGGCGCTTTCGCTTCTCGGCGTGCTGGTCGGCAGCGCGGGCCTATCGGCCTTCGTAAAAGACACCGCTTCATCGTTCACCGCGCTCGGCTATGCGGCTGGCAACATCAACCTGCCGGTGCAGGAACTGGCCGCCTTCCGCAACATGATTTCGGAGAACGGCGGCAGCGCGGATGCGGCGCAATCGTCACTGCTGAACCTTGCCAACACGATGCAGGGGCTGAAGCTCGGCCTCGGGGCGCCGGGCCAGTTCCTCGCCGGCCTCAATGTCGTCGGCGGAACCTACCAGGATACGCCGATGCAAATCCTGGAGAAGTTCGCCCGCTATTCCGAAAACGTGCCGAAGACGCAATCCAACGCCATCGGGCGGATGCTTGGTCTCGATCAGGACACCATGAACCTGACGCAGCGTGGAGTCGGCTACTTCATGGACCACATGCAGCAGGCCATGCAGCGCGGCGTGCCGAGCAAGGAGATGGTCGAGCGACAGACTTCTTTTTATCGGTCTCTTATGGATGTGGGCCAAGCCGCCAGCTTTGCGGGGCAGGCATTTCTCGACAAATATGTTCCCGGACTGACTGCGGCAAGTGACGCTCTGGCGAAGTGGATATCGACCAACAAGGAGCAGGCCGGAACCATCGAGGCGGGAATTGCGTCGCTCATGTTGCTCAAGCCCGCGCTGTGGGTTTTGCGTGCGCTTGGCCTCGCGACGCTTGGCGAGACGTTGGCGGCGGTCACGATATGGAGCGAGGCAACCTCCGCGCCAGACCTCAACGCAGGCGAGAGCGCGGCACTTGAGGCGTATCGCAAGTCGCATGGGCTGCCGTCCGGCCCAGCGAACGCGAACATGACGCCAGGCGCAACCGGCAATCCGAACCAACAAGGATCGCGCCAGCAAGCCATCGATTATTTCATGGCGAACGGATATCCGTCGGTTGCCGCCGCCGCTGCCGCCGATACGATCGGATTTGAAAGCGACTTCAAGTCAAGCATGCTGGATACACACGGCGGCGGGCAAGGTGCGCGCGGCATCGTCGGTTGGCGGGGTGATCGCATTGCCGCCTATGTGAAACGCTACGGTCACGTTCCTGACGCTGGCTCCTTCGCGGAGAACCTTGAGTTCATGCGCGACGAATTGGCCGGGCAGTATGAACCGCGCTATGGGATGGCGGGCGTTGGATTGAAGGGCGTCAAGACCGAAGAGGAAGGCGTAGATTTGCTGAACAAGCATTACACGATCCCGGGTTCTCTCTATCCGGCCATCCATCATTCCCCCACCATTCCCGGCCCTGCCGCCATGCACCCAGCAGCATCCAACAGCAACAGCAATACCACGGTGAGCGTCGGCACAGTCACCGTCCATACCCAGGCGACAGACGCGAAAGGAATCAGCGTCGATATCCATCAGGCCATCGTCGATAGCTGGATGCAGCAAGCGAACCGAGGACTTAACTGATGGCCGTCGATGTTCCGCAGGCCCCGGGCGTGCCGCCGCTGCTGAACCAGATCGCGAGCGTGCAGAACAACGTCGTGCTGCTGGTCGCGGACGCGCTTGATGTCGTCGGGCTTTTCCAGACCCCGCAATGGGGTCTGTTCACACAAGGCGGCCAGCCGGCGTTTGGTTCTGGCTCGACCGGCATCATCGCCGCAGTTCTGCAAGCCCTTGGTCCTGGCGGCCAATCGGTCGGCGATGTCGAATACCGCGTGGATCACCGCATATCCACAGCGCCCCAAGAGCAGGGCGCGTTCCTGTCTTACAACAAAGTGGCGATGCCGTGGGAAGGCCGCGTGACCTACATCATCGGAGGCACATCGGCGCAGCGCGGATCGTTCCTGATGTCCGCCGATGCCGCGCAAGCGACGCTGACCATGTTCAATCTGTTGATGCCGGAATACACTTACGCCAACTGCAACATTATCCATCACGACTTCCGGCGCACCGCCTACAAAGGAGTATCGATGTTCGCCGTGGACATCTGGGTTGAACAGGTGCCTGTGACCGGCACGGCGGCATTCACGCAGACCGCGACGCCGGCCGGGGTCAGTCAGGTGAACGGAGGAACGGTGGCCGCACAACCATCAACGCCAGCGGTTGACGCCGCGGCCTCTGCCGTGCCGGGGATTCAGTGATGCAGATCATCCCACTTCAGGCCGTCCCTTCGCAAACACTAAACGTGAACCTGAACAATCAGGCTTGCACGATCAACGTCTATCAAAAAAGCACCGGCCTGTTCATCGATCTGCTAGTGAACGACGCACTGATAATCGGCGGTGTGATATGCCTGAATGCGCATCTGATCGTCATTTCTGCCTATCTCGGCTTTGTCGGCGACCTCGCTTTTCTCGACACGCAAGGCAGCAGCGACCCCACCTATGACGGCCTCGGGGCGCGCTATGTTCTGGCCTATCTAGCGCCATCCGACCTCCCGGCAGGTGTCGCATGAGCGGGTCTCCGGGAAGCTACGTGAAACGGGCGATCGATGTGACGCTGACGCTCGGCACCGGCACGTTCGGCGCAAGCGGAAAGAACACCGTCAAGCTGTCGAATCTCCGCGTGGTGGCGACAATCAACAAGGCCGGCTTCCCGAGCCTCGATACCGCCGACCTCCGCATCTATGGTGTCGCGCCGGACATTATGAATGAGGTGTCGAGCCTGGGTGTCCCGTTCCCGATGTTGCGGGTGCAGAACACGGTCCTGATCGAAGCCGGCGATGCTACGAACGGCATGGCAACGGTTTACACAGGCTACATGGGCGAAGCCTATCAGGAACTCGGCGACGCGCCGGACACGTTTTTGCACATCCGCGGCTTGACCGGAGCACCGGCCTCGCTGGTGCCGGCGACACCTACCAGCGTGCCGGGCACCGCCGATGTGGCGACCGTCATGGCGGGGATCGCCACGAAGGCCGGATGGGCTTTCGAGAACAGCGGTGTGGCCGGGCCGGTCAATGTCAAGTTGTCAAACCCCTATCTCGACGGCACCTACCTGGAGCAGGCGCACGCGCTGGCGAGGGCGGCAAACATCGAAATGACGCTGGACTCGGCTGGTGGCGCAAACGGAACGCTGGCGATCTGGCAGAAGAACACGACGCGCGGCGGATCGGTGCCGCTGATCAGCGCGGCATCCGGCCTTGTTGGCTATCCTCAATTCTTCGGGTTCGGCCTCAAGTTCCGCTGCGTTCTCAACCCGAACATCAAAATCGGCGGCCAGATTCAGATGCAGTCCAGCCTCGGCGGGGCTGTGGCGGCGCCCGGCTTGGCGCAGCAGCAACCGACGCCGGCTAATCAAGCGGCGGCCCGCCAGCAAGGCGTGAACGGCGTCTGGTATGTCATCACGCCACTAACCTACAGCATCGCGTCGCAGATGCCGGGTGGGCCGTGGTTTACCGATGTAACTTGCGCCCGCCTGCCGGGCACGCCGGGCTCGTCATGAGCGGCGCCAATCCATTCCCGGCCGGTGCCGGCTACGTCGGACAGTCGTGGCTTCAGACCGGCGGAACGTCGTTTAATGCGCTATCGTTCCTCATCCACCAGGTCATTGCCGGAAAGGCATTCGCCGCGCTGGTCAAGGTGATTTCAGTGACGGGCGGCGGGACCGGACAACCGCCATACGCTGCCGTGCAACCGCTGGTCAATCAGGTGGACGGCTTCGGCAATCAGGTGCCGCACGGAACAATCTACAACCTGCCGTGCTTTCGGTTGCAGGGTGGCGCCGGTGCCCTTATCCTCGATCCGGTTGTCGATGACATCGGCCAAGCCATCATCTGCGACCGCGATATTTCCGTCGTCAAAACAACGGGCGCGGTGAGCGGGCCGGGATCGTTCCGGCACAACGACTGGTCGGACGGCTGCTATTTCGGCGGGTTCCTCAATGCGGCGCCGACCGCATATGTGCAGATCGGCGGTGGCAATATCTCAATGATCGCACCAGGAACCATCACGATCACCGCTGGTGGCGGGACAAAGATCGACGGTCGCGTGTTTCTGACACACGAGCATACCGGCGTGCAGACCGGCGGCGGCAACACCGGAGGCGTGGTATGAATACGTTGCTTCTCTCGCTTGACCAATGGGATTTGGTTGTTGACGCATCGCATAATCTCGCGGTGGCGAGCGATCCATATTCTGTGGCACAAGACGTGGCATCCTCGGTGCGGACATTCTCTGGCGAGTGCTGGTATAACACCGCGCGCGGCCTTCCCTACTTCGCGCAAATCCTCGGCCAATCTCCACCGCTCGCGTTCGTCAAATCGCAGATCGCCAGCAACGCCGCTCTGGTGCCGGGGTGCAACGGGCCGGTAGTGTTCATCGGCGGCATCAAGAACCGTGCGCTGACCGGCCAGGTTCAATTCACCGACAGCAACGGCACTGCTCAGGCAACGACGTTTGGCCCCGCGCCGACGCAGGGCTACGATAGCAGCGCCAACGCTCTAACCGATAGTTCCGGCAATCCGATCATCGGGAGTTCCTGACCATGCGCCGCGTCGCTCTTTTGATCCTGTCCATTATCCTTGCCCCGACCGGCGCCTCGGCCGCATGCAGTGGCGTCGGCGGCATCCCGTTCAACTGCACGACGGGAGCGGGTCCATATGCCGCCGACTACCTTCTCGGCGGCAGCAACACCGGATCGCAGGCCGGTCAGACGGTGCGCTGGACGGTCGGGCAACTGCTGGCGAACACCGGATCGTCCATCAACCTATCGTCGCCAACGCCCATCGGAACATCGACTCCGAACGTCGGCGTTTTTTCGATTCTCACATCAACCGGCAACGCGACCATCGGCGGCACGCTCGGTCTGTCCGGCATCAGCGGTATAACGCAATGCCTTCATGTCTCGGCGGCTGGCATCGTGAGCGGCACTGGGCAGGATTGCGGCGTCGGAAGCGGGGGCTCCAACGCGACCGTGCAGGACTTCTATGCCGGCACCAATTTTACCCCCGGCACGACGGCCACCATCGTCCTGGCTTCAGTTCCGTCCAGCGCAGCGGGCGTTTCGGTCTATTTTGACGGCATTCGGCAATTCCTACCGACATGGACGCTGCTTGGCTCCGCCATCACCTTCGACGCCCCGATTCCCCTTAACGTGCAGGTCGTTGAAGTCCAATCCGGCGTGGCAACTGGGGGGTCTGGCGGTATCTCGGGGCCAACTACGTCAACCGTCGGCTACGTGCCGTCGTGGGCGAACGCGCTGGGGTCGGTCGTCAACGCCGGCTACCCAGTCGGCACGACAGGCGCCAATACGCTGGTCCTGACCAACGGTTCGGGGCTCATCGCTTCGTCGGTGCTGCCCTCGGTGTCGATCTCCCCCTACACCGTCTCCGCCAATGTGACTGGCTCGTCGGCAGCCCCGCTGGGCAACTCCATCACCAATGTGCTGGACCTGCTGTTTGCCGGCGGCTCGCCCGTCACGGGCACGATCCCGATCCGCGACGGGACGAGCGGCTGGATAACCTCTCCCACGCCACCCAACGGCACGCTGCTGATCGGCAACGGGACGGGGTTCCAGGAGGGCACGCTCTCCGCCGGGTCCAACATCACCATCACGAACTCGGCGGGCGGCATCACCATCGCCGGCACGGGAGGCGGCAGCGCGACGACGCCGGGTGGGTCGGCGGGACAGGTGCAGTATAACGTCGGCGGAACGACCTTCGGTGGCTACACCAACACCCAACTGACGGCACTTATCAACACCTTCACCTCGTCGCTGTCCGGTGCCGTGCCGGCCTCGGGTGGTGGCACGACCAACTATCTGCGCGCCGATGGAACATTCGCGCAGCCGCCGGGCACCTATTCGTGCCCCAACGCCACGCTATCCACTCCGGGGTGTGTGACTGTCTCGACGGGCCTTGGCATCAGCGGCACCGCGCTCTCGGTCACCTACGGCACAACGGCCAACACATCTGCGGAAGGTAACGACTCCCGCATCGTCAACGCGGTCCAGACCAGCAACATCCCATCGGCCACCGCCAATCAAATCTACGTCGGCACGGGGACGGCTGGCGTCGTGGCTGCGGCATCGACGCTGCCCACCGCCGCCATGCCGACCCTGACCGGCGACGTGACGAACTCCGGCCTTGCCACCACCGTCAACAGCATCGGGCGAAATGCGGTTTCGCTCGGCGGCGCGTTCTCGACCGTTGGGGCCTTCTACGTCACCCTGACGGCGACCGGGAATACCAGCATCACGTTGCCGATCACTGGAACGCTGCTGACTACGGCTGGCAATGGATCGGGTTTGACGGGCCTCCTGTGGTCGCAGATCGGCTCGACGCCAACGACGCTTGCCGGCTATGGCATCACCAATGCCGTCTCGTCAGCCCTTGCTTCGGGCGATATTTTGGTCGGCAACGGTTCTGGCATCGCGGCAGCAGTCGCGGTCAGCGGAGACGCCACGCTCTCGAATGCCGGGGCGTTGACGGTGACGAAGACTGGCGGAACGTCATTCGGTTCGCTCGCCACCCTTTCGGCCGCGCCCGCCGGCACCCTGACCGGCACCACGCTGGCCAGCAACGTCGTCAACACGTCGATCACCAGCACCGGCACCCTAACCTCCGGTGCCATTGGTTCCGGCTTCACCGCCATTCCCAGCACGGCCCTGGCCGCGACCGCCGTGACAGCAGGCACCTACGGCTCCTCCACATCAATCCCGACTGTGACGGTCAATGCCGAGGGACAGATCACGGGGATTTCCGGCAACACTGTTTCCGCTGCCGCCGGGGCACTGACCGGCACCACGCTAGCCAGCAATGTCGTCACTTCGTCGCTGACCTCAGCGGCGGGCGGCTCGTTCGGCACGGCGGCCTATGTGGCCACCGGCACGACCGGAGCCACGGTCTCACTGAACAACGGCGGCTTCACCCAATCCGGCAACGCCAACTTCACCGGTACGTTCGAGGTTGCCGGTGAAACCATGACATTTCCCACCACCAATGCCTATTTGGCTTATGAAACCAGCCTCATCCCCAGCGGGCATTGCGCCCAAGCCGGATCGAACGGAGTTTTGGTGGATTCCGGTTCGGCTTGCGGCTCTGGCGGCGGCGGTGGTGGTTCAGTCACGACGGTCAGCGTTACGAGCGCCAACGGCCTGGCCGGCACTGTAGCCAACCCCACCACCTCGCCCGACATCACGCTTTCGACCACCATCACGGGTCTGCTCAAAGGCAATGGCACTGCCATCAGCGCCGCCTCGGCCGGAACCGACTATCTGGCCCCGGCCGGCTCGGGGGCCGCGCTGACCGGCATCACGTCGGGGCAAATCGGCGGATTGGGCACTTCCGCGACGGTCAATACCGGAACCAGCGGGGCAACCATCCCGCTCAACAACGGCAACAACACCTTCTCGGGCAACCTCGCCCTGAGCGGGACGGATAACTTCACTGGAACTGTGGAAATTAATGGCAACGTCATGACGTTCCCAGCCAGCACTGCGACCCTACTGGCGACGAACGGTAGCGGTGCGAGCCTGACCGGCATCACGTCCGCCCAGATCAGTGGCCTGGGCACCGCCGCTGAAGCCAGCCTTGGCACCAGCGGAACGGGCGTCTTGCAGGCTAATGGCAACAACACTCTGAGCGGCACGACAAACCATACTGGAGCGTTTGAGGTCAACGGCTACACGATGACCTTCCCCGGCGCGTCGTCCACCCTATTGGCGACGAACGGCAGCGGCGCGAGTTTGACGGGAATTGCGGCCGGGCAAATCTCTGGTCTCGGCTCGCTGGCGACACTTTCAGCCGCACCGGCCGGGACGTTGACCGGAACGCTGGTGACTTCCGCCGAGCCGGCCCATACGGGTGACGCGACGAATACTGCCGGGTCGCTGGCGATGACCGTCGGTAATCTTTCTCACGTCACCAACGCATCGCTGCCGAATAGTGGTCTCGTCAATCCCTCCACAA